TCAGTCCATGTCGGGTCGCGATCGCTGGCGGGGCAGCGGGGGGAGCGTCACGGGGCCGGAGCGGGACGGACCGAGGAGAGGCCCGGGACTCGCGTCGTGGTGGATGCGGGTGAGGAGGAGTCGGTCCTCCATCTGGCGGATGGTCTCCAGGGTCAGGAGCGCGTCTTCTTGGTACCACTTCGCTTTGCGGAAACCCTCGGCATCGTCGAAGGGGTCGGGGAGACGGCCCATGTCGAAGACGGCGCAGCGCAGCGGTCCGGGGCGGAGGCGACGCACGTACCGCGAGACCAGCTCGCCGAAGCTGACTTCGTCGCCGTGGTGGACGATGAGCCACATGGCGGGCACCTCTACAAGGCCGTGGTCGTAGTCAGGGTTGAGGGCTTCATAGACCTCGAATTCGTGTCCGGATTCGCCGCTCAGCGTGACCGCAACGGGCGGGGGTGTCAGTCGGTTTGGGGGAAGCCGATAGGGGGTGGGGTCATTCACCGTGTGCACGTGTGCCCTCCTCACAGCGCGACTATGGGCTGATCAGAGTACTCGTACACGCACTCGAAAACCAGGATTAACCATCCACTGCGACCGAAACTGGACACGCCACGGGTCGGTAGGAACCGTTTCTGAAGCGTTGACGTCACGCGTGTCCAAAACCGGCCACATTGTTTGTCAACCTCCTTCACTTTCTTGCGCCGCTGTCCGATTCTCGTCGCTTCCGCTCTTCGTTCTCCCACCGTTTCGCGCGAACCATCATGGTCACCTCTTCACGCATGCGCGTCGCGGTCCGCTCGCGGATCTCCTCCCGTTGCTCGGGTGTGAGGCTGTCGTCGGCCTCCAGGTCGCTGTAGATCTCCCTCACCACCTGGCCGATGGGAGTGTCGAGGATCTGCCGCTCTACGGGATATCGGCGGTCGACGTCCTCCAGGGGGGTGGGGTCACCGCCGTTGAGGACGTCCTGAGTGGAGCCGGGGAGCCAGTCGAGCGCCGTGTCGAGGCGCTCGATCGTGTCGTCGGCGAGGGGCGAGGTGCCGATGCGGGCTCGGCGGAGGGTCTCCGGAGGGATGGGTCCCGCCTGGGATATGGCGGTCCAGCTGCGCTGGAGCTTGCGTTTGCGCTCCTCAATGAGGCGACCGAGGCGTACCCGGTCGGATGTGTGTGTCTCGTTTGGGGAAGGCATGCCTAACACCCTAGCCAAAAGTACCCATGGGGTACCCAAGATCGGCCGACTTGTGTCAACCCCCGGCGAACTCTTGACTTCCCGATGAAGCTAAAACCCCTTGGTAGAAGGGGCTTTGGGCCTCCTCACCCTCCCTGGTGTCTTACCCGACCGCCATGCAGGTGTATCCCCATGGTGCACCCATGGTGTACTTTTACCCCATGGACACACCACGAGCACACCACGGTGAGTCCGACGAGGACCTGATCTTCGACCGCGACGCCTTTCGCAAGGCACGGCGACGCGCCGGGGTCACCCTCGCCGAGCTCGCCCAAGCCACAGGAACATCCGAGAGCGGCATGAAGAAGCTACAGGCCGGATACCGTCTGCGTCCTCGACAGAGCACGTACCGGAGCATCATCGCCCGCCTCGGCCTCTCCTACGGGGACCTGTGGGTGGAAACCACACCACGAGACACCCACGGTGACACCACGGGTGGAGCGTGATGGCGCTCAAGCCGTGGCCCGACGCCCGTGACGCCGCCGCTCGGGCGTGGCGAGCCGGACGCATCGCCCGCGACTCCATGTCGCCGCGGGAGGCCGCGCTCGCCGCGTACTCCCCCGGGGGCCTGCCGGTCGAGCAGATCGAGGCCCTAATCATCCAGCACCGGGCCGAGGCGCGCGCCGCCCGTGACGCCCAGCGGGCCGCCGCATGAACCAGACCACCCCAGAAATGACGAACCCCCGCGCTGATCTTGGCGGACACGCGGGGGCCGATGCCGAAAGGACAGAACCTCTCATGCACGACTCTACCTGCACGACTGGCCGCCGCGAGGGGCACACCAACCTCGTCGGCCTGACCGGCACCGAACGGGCCGTAGCCCGCGCCGCCGAACGCATCCGCGCCACCTGTCCAGGATTCCTGCCGTGGCACACCCGTGCGTCCCTGCTTCAGGCCCGGCTGACCGCCGCTCTCCCACACCGGCGGATGTACTGGACGCTGTCCTCCGACGAGGCAGGCGAGCTGAACGCCTACGCGAACAACGACGCCCCGGCCGACCGCGTCGCGACGGTGTGCGAGTGGGCCCGTCACCTCGGCGTCGCTGTCCAGCAGACGACGGCGCGCGACGAGGCGTTCGTGGTGGTGTCGGCGCACGCCACCCGTGAGGGTGTGCGGGTGGTGGTGTCGGCGCTCCTGTACCGGGCGGAAGGCGAGCCGGTACCCGCCATGGTCGCCCGTGCTCGCTCGCTGATCGACGCCGCCGGGGGCGCCCGATGATCGCCGACATCCTGGTCGACTACCTGCTCGCCGCGGTCGTCGTGGCCGGGCTGGCCGTCGCGACCCTGCTCGGGTACGCGCTCGGCAGCTGTGGGGCCGCCGCCGCTCTCCGCCACGCTGCCCGGTACCGGCACCAGGCGTGCCGTCTGGCCGACGAGGTCGACCACCTGGCCGAGCAGCTCGACCAGTCCGAGGCCGCCCTCGGCCGGGCAACCGGCGGCACCGAGGAGATCCTCACCGCTGTGCGCCGCGCCGCCCGGGAGGAGGGTCGCCGTGGCTGACCAAACCCTCCGTGACGCCCGGTCCCGTCTCGCCGCCGCCCTCCGTGCGCTGCACGAGCGTCGTGTCGAGGACCCGCTGGCCGGGCTCCCGGTCGTCGCCTCCGTGGTCCTGGTCGAGCTGCCCGACAGCGGCCACACGCGTCCGCCGTCGCTGGTGGACCGGTACCAGGGCCGTCCCGGCACCTACCACCACGCCATGGAGCGGCTGGCCGCTTCCGGGCTCCGGCACCTCCGGCGGACGGCGGTGACCCGTGGCTGACCCGCTCACCGTCCCGCCCGCCGCCTGGTTGGAGGTCGCCCTCCCCGAGCCGTGCCGGCACTGGGCCCACGACCGGTACTGCGGGGCCGCCCCGACCCGCCTGTACACGCGGGGGCGCCGCTGCTGGGCCCACGCCCCCACCGCCATCACCCCAGTCAGGAAGGAGGCCGACCGTGGCTGACCCGCGCCACTCGCGTGACACGAAGCACGGCCGCTACTACGAGACCCGCGCACGGGCGAGTACCTGATCAGCGTCACGAACGCGCTCAACACGCTGTCGAAACCCGCCCTCGCCCCGGCCGCCGCGAAGGTCACCGCCGAGTACATCGTCGACAACCTCCCCGCTGCCGTCCGCGCGTCGCGCCGGGCGGAGGACCGGGAGGCGTTCCTCAAGACCGCGAAGACCGAACACAAGACCGTGTGGGAGTCCCGCGCTGGGATCGGCACCCGCGTCCACGTGCAGGCCGAGGCGCACGCCCTCGGCAAGCCGATCGAGCACGACGAGGACGCCGCCCCGTTCATCGACCAGTACCGGCAGTTCCTGGCCGACGCCGGGATCGACATCGAGACCGACGTCGAGGCCGTCGAGGTAACCGTCATCGACCGCGAGACCCGGTATGCGGGCACTGCCGACCTGTGGGTGCACATCCGACAGCCGTTCCACGGGCAGCCCGCCGGGCTGTGGCTGGTCGACCTCAAGACCAGCCTCACAAAGCCGCCGTCATCCGTGTACCGCGACCACGTCCTCCAACTCGCCGGACTCCGGTACGCGCCCGTGGCACTCGCCCCCGACGACAGCGAGCACCCGGTGCCGGAGTTCGTCGGCGCCGCGATCCTCAACCTCCGCGCCGACCGGTACGGGTTTGTGCCGCTGCCCGCCGACGAGGCCGCACACGCGGCGTTCCGGTCGCTGGTCGACGCGAGCTACTACCTGCACGGGCTCGACCTCAAGCCGCACAAGCCGGTCAACCCCTGGAAGAAGACGACCCGAAGGAAGGCCGCCTGATGGGCTCCCGCATCATCACCCTCCAGCGCCAAGCCCGCGAGCTGGGCAGGCTCCGCACCGGCTACACCGACACCTCCGGCACCCGGCCGCGCCCAGTCCGCTCGACCACCTGGATCGCCACGTCGCACTCCGCGGAGTACTGCGAGGCCGCCGCCGGTATCTGGGGCGGCACCGTCGAGAAGTGGAAGCCCCTCGGCGCCGGGGCCGAGCAGTACCGCGTCATCACCGACGCACCCGCCATCGACGCGATCCTCCCGCCCGGTGACCCGCTGGCGCAGTACTACGAGGCGTGGTCACGAAGCGGGTGCGCCCGCCGGTGCGACGGCGAGACGGAGCTTCTGTCGGACTCCTCGTGCCTGTGCGTTCAGGACTGGGGACAGGACTGGCACAAGGTCGCGGGGCCGCGCGACGGCGCGTGCCAGATGACCACCCGCCTCGGAGTGATCCTCCCGGACATGCCGGACATGGGTGCGTGGCGAGTCGAGACCCACTCGTACTACAGCGCGAGTGAGATCGCCGCCGCAGTGGACCTGCTCAAGGGGCAGCTCGGCACGGCCGCGATGGTGCCGGTCCGGTTGCGCATCGAGCCGCGCACCCGCGTCAGCGGGGGGAAGACAAAGCAGTTCCCGGTGGTCACGCTGGGCCTGCGCGGGGCGACGGCCGGGCAGGTGATGTCCGGGCAGATCCCCACGGCGGAGGTCGCTGCCCCGGCTGGGCAGGCTCCGGCTGTGGGCGCCGCTGATACTCCGGCCGAGCTGCCTGCCGCCCCGGCCCGTGACTGGCTGGCCGACCTCCAGCAGCTCACCACCGCCGACGAGGTGCGCGCCCTGTACCGGGAGTGTGCCCAGGCCGGGCAGATGACCGCGGACCTGTCGCACGCCATGAAGGAGCACGCCGACCTCATGGCCCAGGCGGCGCGCGGGTCGTACCGGCCCGACGCTGACCGGCGACCGGAGGCCGAGATGCCCACCGACGAGACCCCCGCCCCGGCCCCGGTTCCGGTGGATGAGGGCGCCCAGGTCGACGGGCTGTGGATGCAGTGCATGTCCGCGACGCCGGACGACTGGTCGACCCAGGACCTCGTCGAGGCATACGCGGCCCGGCACGGCGGGGAGTTGCCGGACGACGCGACGGCCGCTCTGCTGACCGGGTTCCTCAAGGCGATCAAGGCCGGGCAGGTGGCCAAGCCCGGCGAGCAGGCCCCGGCCGAGTCCGGCGACGCCGTTCCGTTCTAGCCCCTCCCCTCCCGCCGGGGGCGCGCCCGCCCCGCGCCCCCGGCCCCACCCCCTTCTGAGAGGTACACGTGACCGACCTTCCGTACACCTACACCGACCGCGACGGCGACGAGATGCTCGTCGCGGAGGACCTCGTCACCATCATCATCGCTGGCGACACTGGCCCGGACGAGATGAGCGTCCTGACCCCCCGGGGTGACGCGGCCGTCGAGCTGCTCGCCGCCCTCGTAGAGGCCGCCGGGCTCGACGGGTACGGGGTGGTGTCTCCCGAGCGGATGCGGTGGCGCGTGCGCAGCGCCGCGCAGAACGCCGCCCGGTCCATGCGCGAGCGGGCCGTGGCAGCGCTCCGAGCTGGCAACTGGGACGAGGACCCGACCGAACCGGTCCGCAGCTTGCCGCTGCTGCCCGACGGCGACCAGGACGTCGAGGGCGCCAAGCCCTGCCGGTCCTTCACCGCCGACCCGGACCACCCCGACATCGCCGTGTACTGCGAGCACACCGGCGGCGAAGGCCACGATGGTCTCCACCACGCCCACACCGCAGGTCTCACATGGGGATGGGCCGACGCCCAGGACGCCGACAAGGACCTCGGCCCCACCCACGCCGACCTTCCCGAGGCTGTGACCCCGTGCGGGCTCAGCTCGTGGGACGTGCCCGCCAGCACCGACCTGGCCGAGGTGGACTGCGTCGCTGCCTGCGCACTCTCGCGCAGGCCGCCCACAGCGACGCCCTGCCCGCCGAGGACCTCGTCGAGCCCGGCGACGAAGTGCCGACCATCGCGGAGCTTCACGGGTGGGTGGAACGCCTGGACCGGGACCTATCCGACACCACGAAGGCGGTCACGCAGCGTCTGGCCGCCATCGAGGAACGCCTGTCCCCGGCCGACACGAAGGCCACGCCCGCCTCGACGCCCGCCTGGTACCAGGACAAGGACGGCGACATCTGGGGGCAACACCCAGACGGCCGGTTCGCCATGGTGCGGAGCCGCGACGGCAGGCCCGCGCCCTACTTCAAGCCGCGCACTCTGGACGCCCTCGACGACCGATACGGCCCCCTCACCCGCGTCGACGACGCCGCCCCCGCCGGGGGTGCCGAGTGAGCTGGCACAACGGCCTCATCTGTGCTGTCGACGCCGAGAGCACCGGCGTCGACATCGAGTCCGACCGGATCGTCACCTGGTCCCGCTGGATCATCGACCCGGCCAAGGGCCGCAAGACCCACGCCGGGTGGCTCCTCGACCCGGGCGTCGAGATCCCCGAGGCCGCGTCTGCCATCCACGGCATCTCGACCGCCGACGCGCGCGCACGCGGCCAGCAGGCCGCCAGCGCGGTTCGGGAGATCGCTGGGGACCTCGTGTCGTGGTCGCGCGACGGGGCCGTCACGGTCGCGTTCAACGCCCAGTACGACGTGTCCCTCCTCCACCGGGAGTGCCTCCGACACGGCCACACCACCGAGGCCGCCGCCCTGGAGTCCCTCCGGCCCGTGGTCGACCCCTTCGTGATCGACAAGGGCCTCGACCGGTACCGGCGCGGGTCGCGAAAGCTCGTCGACGTCGCCGCTCACTACGGGATCGAGCTGTCCGCCGAGGACGCCCACGGCAGCGCGGCTGACTCCCTCGCAGCTGCCCGGGTGGCCTACGTGATCGCCACCCGGCACGACCACATCGGGCGGATGGACCCCGCAGCGCTTCACGCGCTCCAGCAGGAGTGGAAGGCCGATCAGGCGAAGTCCCTGCAGCGCCACCTCCGCAAGACCGACCCGTCCGCCACGTGCGCGCCCGAGTGGCCGCTCGTGCCGGTGCCCGCACAGATCCAGGAGCAGATCCGATGAACCCGCTCTCCCACTTCCTGGCCGCCTGGTCCCGCCTGGTCGACGACCTCAGCCGCCACCCCAGCGGACGGGCCCGCTTCGCCATCGACCTCGCCGCAGCCCGCCACCGGCACACCCCCGACGCCCCGCCCGTCCCGGTGCGCGTGCACCTCCAGGTCGGCACCGGACCGGCCCGGCAGGTGGCCGCCGCCTACCTCGACGACCCGGACACCGACCGAACCGACGTGGCCGGGGCGCTCCGCGCCCTGGCGGACGAGATCGAGGCCCCCGACAAGGCACGCGACGACGACCAGGAGGGCTGACCGATGCACCACCCCGCACCCGCAGACCCGGTCGCCGCGTGGCTGGAAACCCGCTACGACCTCGCCGTCGCCTACCAGCGCCGCCGCACCCGGCTGGACCGCGCCCTCCAGCGCACCACCGCATGGCCGGAGCGGGTCCGGATCACCCGCGCCGTCGACGCCACCCAGCGCCGCCTGACCGACCTGGGAGCCCTGTCCTGATGCCCACCCCGACGCCGCCCCCGCGATGGGCGGGGCGGCCCCTACCCACCACCCGGCCGCCCTCGGCCTCGACCTGTCCCTCACCTCGACGGGCGTCGCTTCCTCCCTCGGCTGGGCCGAACGCATCCGACCCCGCACCCGGGGCCTCGACCGGTTGCGCACCATCGTCGGCCGCGTCCGCGGCTACGCCTCCGCCGACCACTACGCCCTCGCCGTCATCGAGGGACCCGCCTACGGCCACGGCCGCCAGGCCGGACACGACGAGCTGGCCGCGCTCCGGTGGATGGTCCGCGACGCCCTCGACCGCAACGGGTTGCCGGTCGCGATCGTTCCGCCGTCCACGCTCAAGCTCTGGGCCACCGGCAACGGCCGTGCGGGCAAAGGCGACGTGGCCGCCGCCATGGACGCCCGACACACCGGCCTGGGCCTCCTGGTCGGGCAGCGCTACGACGAGGCCGACGCCCTGGCCCTCGCCGACATGGGCGCCGCCTGGCTCGACAACTGGTGCCTGTCCCCCGCCCAGCAACGCGCCATGTCCGGCGTCACCTGGCCCGCCGGGGAGGTGACGGCCCGATGAGCCACCGCCCCGTCCACCCGATCATCGCCCAGCTCCGCGCCGCCCGCGAAACCGCCGGTCTGTCCCAGGAGGCCGTGGCCCGACGCCTCCGCTGCCACGCCAGCACCGTCGGGTCCTGGGAGACCGGACGCAACAGCCCGGCCCTCGACGGACTCGCCGCCTACGCGGCGGTGCTCGGCTACCAGCTGACCCTCACGCAGGAGGAGGCCCCCACCCCATGACCCGAACCATCACCTGTGCGTGCGGTTGCGGACGCGTCGGCCGCCACCACGGCCGCGGACTCCTCGCCTCCTGCTGGCGGCGCGAACACCGCCACGGCACGCTCAACGGCTGGCCGCGCACCGCCCGACCCGCCCGCGACCAGCTCATGCGGCTCGCCGACGAGAACATCCGGGGCCGGATCGACGACTACATCGAGCTGCGCGAAGACCACCACGTACCGCTCGCCGAGGCCGCAGCCCGGCTCAGGGTGTCCACCCGCACCGTCACCCGCTGGCACTCCCACCTCAGAGCCGTCGGCGAGACCTACCCGTGGCTGTTCAACCACCCCGCCACCCGAGACCGGAAGCAGGCCGCATGACGACTCCGAAGATCGACACCAAGCTCACCGCGCAGGTCGGCGACGTTCTCGACCCCCACATGGACACCCTCATGGCCAAGGCCCGCGCCGGCCAAACCCTCGAAGTGCCCATCGTCGGCACCCTCCGCCCGGTCGAGCGGGTCGAACCGATGGCCGGGGAGGACAAGGAGGCGTCGCTCAAGCTGCGGTTGTCGTCCGCCGAGATCCCCACCCCCGACCAGGCCGAGACCATCCGCGAGGTACAGCGGGCCCTGTGGCTCACCCGCACCGCCACCGGCACCCTCGACGAGGACGGCGACATCCGCCTCGCCAAGATCACCCTCCAGCACGCCGGGCGCGACGTCGCCAGCGCTGCCGCCGCACGTCTGCGCGCCGGGGTCGAGCAGTGGCACAAGCAGGCCCGCGCCGCCACCGTCAACCAGCTCTCCGCGAGCGAGATGTGGAACGAGATGGAGCGGATCGCCACCGGGCTCGCCACCCTCCTCGGCCACCCCCGCGACGAGGACGACGAGCAGCTCGCCCTTGACAGCGGTGATGCCCGGTGACCCCCGTCGAGGCTGCCCAGGTGCACACCACCGCCTGGACCCCGACCATGGCCGCCATCACCCGCGCCCTGGCCGACCTGCACGCGACCGAGGACACCCCGCTCACCCGCTGGGAGGTCTACCCGGCCGCCGACACCGCCGACGGCGAGGCGCACCTGTATGCCGACCTGATCGTCGCGCGCAGCGAGATCCCCGAGGCCCTGCGCGCCTGGGCGCGCATCCTCGGCACCGAGCTGAGCACCGTCCTCGACGGCAACCGTGCGGTCCTGACCATCACCGCGTGCCTGCCCGGCGGTGTCCGGGTCACCTTCCGCGAGGAGGCCTCGACCGAGGGGCTTCCCGATGACCTCCGGACCGCGCCGACCGCTGATCCCGCCCTGTTCTGACTCACCCTGCCCGGGGCCGCCCGCCCGGCCCCGGGCCCCACACAGCCGGGGGACCTCGATGACCCACACCACCGTCACCGCGACCGTGCACATCCGCCTCACCACCGAGCACGGGCACGCCCGACCACCCCACCCCACCCACGAACACGGCGGCATCACCCCCGTACCCGCCGGATGCTGCGTCCTCCTCGATGTCGGCGACGCCCACCACATCAGCGGCCCCGCGCCCGCCTCGTCGCCGGGGCACTGCGCTCCGCCCACCACATCGACGTCATCGGCACCCACGCCCCCACCCTCAAGGGCATCCGATCCGCCATCCACCGCGCCATCATCGAGGACCACCGTTGACCACTGACGTCCTGACCGACGTCGTCCTCCCCAGGCTCGACGGCGTCACCCAGCGCGGCAACTACTACATGGCTCGCTGCCCCGCCCACGACGACCACCGCGCCAGCATGTCCGTCGAGCGCGGCCGAGACCACCCCGTGGTCTTGCACTGCCACGCCGGGTGCGACCCCAAGGACATCGCCGACGCCCTCGGCGTGCCCTGGGACGCCCTGTGCGCGCCCCGCGACGAGGACCGCCACCACCGCACTGAATGGACGCCGCGCGGCGACGCCGTGGCCGTCTACGACTACTACGACGAACAGGGCACCCTGCTCTACCAGGTGCTGCGCACCATCACCAAGGAGTTCCCCACCCGCGTCCCCGATCCCACCCAGAAGAGCGGCTACCGGTGGCGGCTCGGCGACACCCGCCGTGTCCTGTACCGGCTCCCCCAGACCCTGGCCGCGGCCGCCGCCGGCCGCACCGTGTACGTCGTCGAGGGCGAGAAGGACGCCGACGCCCTCGCCGCGCGCGGGCACGCGGCCACCTGCAACCCCGGCGGCGCCGGGAAGTGGCGCGCCGAGTACGCCGGAGCGCTCCGCGGCGCCGACGTCGTGATCGTGGCTGACAACGACCAGCCCAACACCAGGGGGAACCGGCCCGGCTTGGATCACGCCCGCCAAGTCGCCGCGTCCTTGGAGGGTGCCGCCGCGACCGTGCGCGTCGTGCAGGCGCGCACCGGCAAGGACGCCGCCGACCACTTGTCCGCCGGACACGACGTCTCCGAATTCGTGCCCCTGGACCTGGCCACCGGGACTCCGGTGGAAACGTCTCAGGACGTCTCACCCGTCCCTGAGACTCCCCGAGACGAACCCACCGGCGACCCTGTCCAGGACCGTGCCGCGCAGATCCGCGCCGCCCTCCTGGACTCCGAGGGCATGGACGCCCTGCCCCCGCCCGCGCCCCTCATCGACGGCGTCCTGTACCTCGACTCGCTGTCGTGGCTACACGGCAAGCCCGGCCACGGCAAGAGCTTTGTCGCCTTGGACTGGGCCGCGCACATCGCCAGCGGCATCGCCTGGCAGGACAGGGACACCACCCGCGGGCCCGTCCTGTACCTGGTGGCCGAGGGCACGAGCGGCATGGCCGAACGCAAGCGCGCCTGGGAGGCCGAGCACGGACACCGCATGGACGTCATCTTCCTTCCGATGGCCGTGCAGTTCATGAGCCCCACCGACGCGACGCGTTCGCTCGGGTCGTCGCGGAGCTGCGCCCTGTCCTGGTCGTCATCGACACCCAGGCCCGGGTGACCGTGGGAGCCGACGAGAACAGTTCACAGGACATGGGTCGGTTCGTCGCGGCCGCCGATGCCATCCGGCGCGCGTCGGCCGCGTGCGTCCTGTTGGTCCACCACGAGGCGCGCGCCGGGGACACCATGCGCGGGTCCACCGCCATGGAGGGCGCGGCGACCTCCGTCATCCGGGCCGCCAAGGATGGGCACCTGATCCGGCTCGACAACCCGAAGCAGAAGGACGCGCCGCCGTTCTCACCGATCCTCCTTCGGCTTTCGCCATGCGGAAATAGCGCGGTCGTTAAGTCTCACACGGGGGGTGAGACCAACGACGAATTGAGCCCCGCTGAGTCTCAGGTCCTCGACACCATGTGGGACTCCTTTGAGACCACAGGTGCCAGCGCGAGCGCTCTGCTGGAGGCCTCCGGCGTCGCCCGGTCCAGCTTCTACCGGACCCTGAACAGGCTGGTCAAACGGGGTCTTGTCGTCAAGGCGGGCACTGAGAAACGCGCCCGGTACGTCCTGCCCACCACGGACGCGGAAAACAAAGTCTCACCTAGTCCCACTAAGTCCCACGGGCCCGACGTCTCAAGTCTCACGTCCCACCACCCCTTTAGGGGTGGGACGAGTGAGACGAACGGGACCAACCACGCCGGGACCCCGGACAGAGCCCGACCGGAGAACCCCCGAAACGGCCCTGTCGCGCCTGCCGCCGACCCCACTGGTCCGCCAGCGGGTCCGACCTGTGCCACGACTGCCGCACCGGCACCAAGGCCAGCGCATGACCACCCACGACAGAACGGGGGAGCCCATGGGCGGAATCTGCACCGTCCCCGACTGCGACGTCCTGGTCGCCGACGCCTGGGTCTGCTCGACGTGCGCGCACCGGCTCGCCGTCGCCCTGGCCGACGTGTCCGACCTGGTCGGAGAACTGGACATCGACATCACCCGGCAGGCCCGCCGCCCCCGCCAGCCCGCGTCCGGCTCCCGGCGCGGAGCCGCCGATCCCCTTCGACGTGTCCGCGTCGATCGTCCGCGACGCGCTGGTGTCCACCCTCCGCACCTGGTGCCTGGTCCTGGACGGCGACCTCCTCGGCACTCCGCCCGCCGACGACGGGGCCGGTCTCGCCGACCACCTCACCAACCGGGTCGAGAACATCCGCCACCACGTCGAGGGCGGCGCGGCCGTCGACGAGATCACCGCCGCCGTGTCGGCCGCTCGCGACCAAGTGCATGGACGCGACCGCGCCGCGTCCACGCTCGCCGGGCTGTGCCCCGACTGTCAGTCGCCCGTGTACGGCCCCCACGGCGTCGCACAAGCACGGTGCCGCGCCAACGGGTGCACTGGGATGGTGGACGTCGCGGCGTGGCGTGAGAACGCCCTCAGCCGCCTCACGGGCGCGACCCTGCCCGCTGTGGACGTCGCGCGCGTAGCCTCGGTACTGACGGGCGAGCGAGTCACCGGCGACCGCGTCCGCCAGTGGGCCGCCCGGGGCAAGCTGACCGCCGTCAACACCGGTCAGTGCGCGCGGCCCGTGTACCGGGTGGCCGACGTCTGCGCGTTGCTCGGCACGCCTGGCCACCGCACCGCGTCCTGACCCTGTAGACCTCCTCCGGCCCAGCGCCAGAGGCAACCCCCAACGACGGGAGACAACCGATGACTGAGACCGTGATCCGCGCCCGCTGCCTGCTGCTGTTCGGCGAGTGGGCGGAGGTGACCATCCCGGAACGGGACTACACCAACCCGGTGCGGGTGGACGCCGCAGCGCTGGCGGCCGAGGTCGGGCTCGACGACGTGGCCGACCTGCCCGGCCGAGAGCTGGAGGTGACCTTCGCGGGGACCCCCGCGGACCCGGTTCTGTCGGGGTGGCGTCTGGCGGAGTGAGCTGGGCGAACACCCACCACAGGTGTTGCTAAACAGAGTACTTATGTGGTTCAATAGAGATGTCGCCGGGGGTTGGCACCCCCGAACGACAGGTTGATTGAAAACACCACAGAGAGTGAGAACGTCGTGAACAACGACGACCGACGGGTTCGCCTGTCCAACATGATCCTCCGCCTGCTCCACGTGGCGGCCCTGGCCCGCGAGGTCCTCGCGGACGTCGCGGCCGTGACCCTCCCCGAGGTTCGCGACCCAGAATCCCTCCCGGTGATCTGGGACGCCGTCAGCCGCACCCTGCTCCTCTTGGACGAAGAGCCCCTTGTGAGCCTGGTGCCCGACCAGGCCAACGAGATCCTCCAGCAGGGGTTGGCCAAGGCGCTGGTGATCAACCAGTACCTCTCCACCATGGTCGAAGTCGTGGTGGACGGGGATGGCGACAAGTTGGAGGAGTGGCAGTTCCGGGCCGTTGAGCTGTTGCTCAAGACGCGGACATCAGCCTTCACCTCGCCCGCGAGGACCTGGGCGGACAGGCCATGGACGACTAGCTCACACACCAGCCGCCCCGGCAGCCAGCCGGGGCGGCTTCTCTGTGTTGGGCTACCACCCACCAGAAGTGTTGCTTAACAGAGCAGTGCTGTGGTTTAATAGAGACACCGGGGAGGGGTTGGCACCCCACCCGGACGCTGATTGAAAACACCACAGAGAGTGAGACGAGTCGTGGACTTCGACCGTGAATTCGCGGACCTTCACTTCCGCACCCTGCACGCCCTCACCGTCGCCCGGATGATCCTCGGCCAGATCTGGCCGGTAACCCTCCCCCAGGAGGTCACCCCAGAGACCATGCCGATCCTGCGCGACGCGTTCGCCCGCTGCTACACGCTGCTGGAGGACGAGCCGCTGGCCAGCATGGTGTCGGAGGAAGTGATTGACCTGATCCGCCAAGGGTTGGGCCTGTACCTGTTCGCTGACGAACAGATGCAGTTCCTGGCCCAGCTGACCACGGAAGAGGAGACGGAGAAGCTGGAGCCTGGAGGCTTCCGGCGCTCCGCGACATGATCGCCTCGGCGACCACCTTCCTGTACCTGGCACAGGAGCAGTTGAACGACTAGTCGCACGCCGCCCCGGCAACCAGCCGGGGCGGCACCTCACTCTCACCGCCACCCAAACAGCGAAACGGACGACGGGCCTGGCCCCGAAGGACCCAAAGTGGCAAACCCGCCGTCCGCTGATCGAAAACACCTCAGAGAGGCACCACCGATGGTAAACGAAACCGACCGCCCCGGCATCACCGTTCCCGAGATCGCCGAGAAGTACCGCCGCTCCCGCGGCGTCGTCGCCAACACCTGGGTACTCACCCCCGAATGGCGCGAGCGCGTGTGCGTGGTCGGGCACACCGGCTACCGGGGCCTCACGCCCGTCTACGACGCCGGCGACGTGCACGACCTGGTCCGCGAGTGGGTGTGGCTCCCTCCCGAGGAGTCCGGCATCCCCGCCGACCGGCGGCTCACGATGAAGGAGATCGCCGACTACACGGGCATCGACTACAGCGTGATCCGCTCCGACGCATCACGCGGAGCACTGAAAGGCCATGACGAGACGGACGCGGCCGGAACGCGGACCTGGACTCGTCAGCAGGTGGACGACCTCTACTACGGGCGGAAGATCCGACTGCGGAAGAAGCCGTAGCAATCCCTCTTGGCGTTGCATAGCAGAGTACTTATGTGGTTCAATAGAGATGTCGCCGGGGGTTGGCGCCCCCGAACGACAGGTTGATTGAAAACACCACAGAGAGGCAGATCGTGAACAACGATCACGCCATCGCGGAGATCTTCCGCTCTTGGATGGCAGCAATCGAGAGGCTCGCGGACATCCTCCGCGCACTCCCGCTCCCGATCGAACTCCCCCAGGTCACAGACCCCGAGACGTACACCACCATGGTGGACACGCTCAAGCGGACTCTGATCCTGATGGGACAGGACCCGATCCGGTCGGCCATCACCGACAAGGCACGGGCCCACCTCATGCAGAGTGTGAGCGAACTCGTCCTCATCGAGGAGCAGCTCATGTTCCTGCAGTCCGACCAGGAGAACGACGCCAACAAGGTGGAAGAGTGGCGAGTGATCGCCACCCAGGTACTCACCAGGAACGCGACAGCATCGCTCATCCTGGCTGAACACCAACTCCGCCAGTAACACCCACCGCCCCCGGCATCCAGCCGGGGGCGGCTCTCTGTTTCCACCCCTACGTTGCGTAGTAGGTCGACACCGTGTCACACTGATGCCGCAACAGAACACGTGTACCCACACGCAGCCCGGAGCCAACAGGCCCCGGGTTTTCTCATGCACTGACCCTGCACGCGCACACCGGGCCGCCTCACACCAGGGGGAGAACGCGGCCCCGACCCCTCGCACTCCCCGCGCTCCCCGCGCCGAGTGACACCAGGGGGCACACCGTGCCTGACCAACCACCACCCCAACCACCACCGCGCCTCGGAAGCCTGTGTACCGGCTACGGCGGCCTCGACCTGGCCGTCGAAACGATCCTCGGTGCCCGACGCGCATGGGTCGCAGACCCCGCGCCCGGACCATCGAAGATCCTCGCCCACAACTGGCCCGACACGCCCAACCTCGGTGACCTGCACACGATCCGCTGGGAAGCGGTACCGCCGGTGGACATCCTCACCGCCGGATTCCCCTGCCAGCCGGTCTCACTCGCAGGACCACGCCGAGGCGTCGCCGACGAACGGTGGTTGTTCGATGACATCCTCTCCGGAATCCAGCAGATGCAGCAGCGACCCCGACTGCTCGTGTTCGAGAACGTCCGAGGCCTCCTCCGCGCCAGCGACGGCGAAGCAATGCGACGCGTCGTTTAAGGCCTGGCCAGCGCACGGTTTCTGGCACGATGGCGGATTCTGCGCGCCTCCGACGTTGGCGCGCCCCACCAACGTGCCCGCGTCTTCATCGTTGCTCGCGACGCCCTGCGCGTTAGACGAGGGATGGGGACCCCCCGAGTCGGAACGCCGCGCACGTGGCCTGCAGGTCAAGCCCTGCCACCAGGTCCGCGAGATCATCGACCAAGCGGTCCGCGACGGCTTGATACCTCCGCTTGGGGACGGTTCGCGCCCGCCATCCGACGCTGGGAGCACGTGACCGGACGTCCGGCCCCGTTCCCCGCCGACATCGGACCCCGTGGGCCGCGCATCTCGGCGCGGTTCATGGAGTGGATGATGGGCCTTTCCGACGCCTGGGTGACCGGCGTACCGGGCCTGTCCCACGCCGCCCAACGGCACGCCCTGGGCAACGGTGTCGTGCCCCAGCAAGCCGCCGCTGCGGTCGCTGACCTACTGGACTGGCCGGACCCGTAGTCCGGCCCTCACACGTGCCCGCCCTCCACTAGGTCGGGGGGTCCGGTGTCGAGGGCGGGCACACCCTCACCGGTAGTAGTGCTTCGTGACCTTCCTGCGCGGGACGATCACGCGGAACAGCCACCACGGGATCCAGACGAACAGCCACAGGCCGCACGTGCACAGCGTCAGGAGCAGGTGAGTCGAGTTGGCCAGCCCGCCCAACCCACGCCGCCTCTCCACCGACTTCACCATCCGAGGAGACGGCTGTGCCGGAGGCTGGTAGGGCATCGGCGACGGGTACTGCTGCGGGGGCCGCTGTGGATACCGAGGGTCCTGATACACGGCACGCTCCAGAGCGCAGAGGAGGGGGTGTCCCTGCCACGGTAGGACCCACCCCAACGCGCCCTGAACACCTGGCCGCATCCGGCCACCCCGCCAACCCCGCCCGAGAGGTGCGCGTCATGCCCGGCTGGCAGAACTCCACCCGCCGCGCAACCCTCCCCCCAGACTGGGACCGGGCCATCCGCCCCCGCATCCTCAACCGCGACAACCACCGCTGTCATTGGCGCGTCGGCGATGGAATCTGCGGACGCCCGGCGACCGACGTCGACCACATCGACGGCCGCGACGACCACCGGGACGAGAACCTCCAGTCCCTGTGCCGAACGCACCACCGACGCAAGAGCAGCGGTGAAGGTGGGCGCGCGCGATGGGCGAAGCGTCCTTCACGCTACCGCCCGAAGCCGCCGCATCCTGGCTTGCTGTGACTGAAAGTGACCGACCCACGGGGGGATCCCTCCCCCCGTGGCGGTTCCTGACCGCCTTGTCATAGCCGCTGCCGGTATGTACGGGTTTCCACGTTCGGACAGACCAGCGGATACCCCGCTCTGTAATCGCCCCTGGCTGGGCGGTTCTCACATATATGCAGGTAGAGGACTATCTTTCGTTACACGCGCTCGTGTAGACTGCACGCATAGTGAAGACGGCGCGGCGGGTGTGCGAGCGGGACGGGTGCGACGAACTGGTCGCGGACGCCCGCGGCGGCCGCATCCCGAAGTACTGCTCTGGCCGGTGTCGGGTCGCCGCGCACCGCGCGCGCCACGCCATCCCCGCCGAGCTGCGCGAGCGCCGCCGGTGGGTGCGACGCGACGAGGACAAGGTCCCGCTGATGGTGAAGTCGGGCCGCCGCGCGTCGTCGACAGCTCCCGGCACGTGGGGCACCTACGCCGACGCGGTCGCTTCACGGCACGGCGTGGGGCTCGGGTACGTGCTCCGCCAGGGCGACGGGGTGGTGTGCATCGACCTCGATCACTGCCTGTGGGGTGACCGCGTGTCCGACTGGGCGCAGCGCATCCTCGACCGGTGTCCGTCGACGTTCGTCGAGCGGTCGGCGTCCGGGAGTGGGCTGCACATCTGGGGCCGCGGTGAGATGCCGCGCGGCCGCCGGATCCGCCGGGATGACGGCTCGGCGGTCGAGGTGTACGGGACGGGCCGGTACATCGCGCTCGGCGAGCGGTGGCGGTCGGCGCCGCTCCAACTCGCCGACCTGACCGAGGTGATCGACTCGCTGACGTGACCACGAGGAGGTGATCCTCGTGGGAGAACGCGGACCCGTCCCCAAGCGCAGCCACCAGCGCCGCCGCCGCAACAAGCCCGACAACGACGGTGGCGGAGAGGTCACCACGGCACCCGCGGCGAGCACCGAACCCCCGCCGGCCCCGTCGGCGGATGAGTCGTGGCACCCGATCGCCCGCCAGTGGTACGAGTCGCTCGCTGAGTCCGGGCAACGGCACTGGTACGAGGCGTCCGACTGGGCGACGGCGTACCTGATCGCCGAGTCGATCTCGCGTGACCTGTCCCCCCAGGTCGTCGGTGTCACCGACGACGGCGAGGTCGTGCGCGACACGATCCCGCTCAAGGGTGCGTCGCTGGCCGCCTACCTCAAGGCCATGTCTGCGCTGCTGGTCACCGAGGGAGACCGGCGCCGGGCACGCGCCGAGTTGACCCGCACCACCGCTGTCGACGAGGACGAGGAAGCGGCGGTGGTGGCGATCAATGGGTGGAAGGACAGGCTTTCGGGATAACCCCGCTGACCGCCTGGTGACGATGCCCGAGGGTCTGCCCGAGCTGACGCTCGGGTGGGAGGTCATCCGCTGGGCGGTCAAGTACCTCAAGCAGCCGAACGGCCCGCACGCGGGGCGCCGGTGGGAGTTCGTGGACTCGCAGGTGCGGTTCATCTTGTGGTGGTACGCCCTCGACGAGTCCGGCCGGTGGCTGTACACGCACGGCGTGCGCCGCCTGGCCAAGGGCTCCGGCAAGAGCCCCTTCGCCGCGCTCCTGGCGCTGGCCGAGCTGACCGCTCCGGTGCGGCTGGCCGACTTCGACCCGCAGGTGCCGGGCGGGTGCGTGGGCAAGCCGGTACAGATGCCGCTGGTGCAGATCGCCGCGACGGCTGAGAGCCAGACGGAAAACACGATGCGGATGGTGCGGGCGCTGGCGCCGAAGGGGTCGCGGATCGTCGCGGACTTCGGCCTGGACCCGGGCAAGACCCAGTACTACCGCCAGCCCGAGGGGCAGCTCGCGGTCATGACGTCGTCGTCGGCTGCGGCCGAGGGCGGTGAGGCGTCGTGCATCGTCGCGGACGAGACCGAGCACTGGCTACCGGGCAACGGCGGCCCCGAGTTCGCTGCCACGTTGGCCGACAACCTCGCCAAGTCCGGCAGCCGCATGCTGGAGACCTGCAACGCGTGGAAGCCCGAGAAGGGCTCGGTGGCGGAGGCCTCGTACAACGCGTGGCTGCTCCAGGAGGAGGGGCGCACCCGCGCGGAGGACCGGATCCTCTATGACGCGCGCGTCGCCCCGCCGGACACCGACATGGCCGACGAGGCCTCGCTCATGCGGGCGCTGGACTGGGTGTACGGCGACTGCTGGTGGGTGGACCGACGGTTCATCGCCAACCGCATCTGGCAGGGCACCAGCTCACCGGATGACTCCGAACGCAAGTACCTCAACCGGCCGACCGAGGCGAAGGACGCGTGGCTCAAGGCCGCGCAGTGGTCGGCGTGCGCCGACCCGAGTGTGGAGCTGGCCGACGGCGAACAGGTCGCCCTGGCCGCGGACTTGTCCAAGTCCCGCGACGCCACCGCGATCATCCTTTGCCGCGTCTCGGACGGGCACCTGTTCACGTGGGACGTATGGGAGCCGCCTCTCGACCCCGATGAGGCAGAGCATTGGGAGGTGCCCCGGCGCGAGCTCGATGCGCGCGTGGCCCAGGCGTTCGAGCGGTTCGACATCGTGGCGTTCTACGCCGAGCCGGGGCCGCTGCTGTCCTACGTCGACCTGTGGGGCGAACGGTACGGCGACCGGGTGTGCATGCGCGCCCACCCCAAGAACCCAGTCCGGTTCGACATGAGGTCGACCCAGGACGGCCGCGCGCACCCGGCGGTGCTGCGCCGGTTCACTGACGCGGCGATGTCGCTGCACGACGCCATCGTCAACGGCGACGTCACTCACGACGGCGACCCCCGGTTGCACCGGCACATGGTCAACGCCCGCAGGTGGCCGAACAACTACGGCACCGGCATCGGCAAGTCGTCCCGGCACTCCTCGGCGAAGGTGGACGCCGCCGTCACCGCGGTGATCGCGCGTCTGGCTCGCACCGAGTACCTCGCCCTGCCCGAGTCCCGCCGCCGTAAGGCGCCGACCTCCCGGAAGGTGGTGGTGTTCCGTGGCCGAGGTGGACGTGCTCGCGCGGCTCGTGCGCGACGTCGATGATCGCATCCGTGGGTGGAAGCGGCTGGAGGCGTACTACGACGGGTCCCGCCGCCTGGAGGCGCTCGGCCTGGCGCTCCCACCAGAGCTGGAGGACCTGGCCACGGTCATCAACTGGCCGGGCATGTACGTCGACGCGATCGAGGAGAGGCTCGACGTCGAGGGGTTCCGGCTCGGTGGCCAGGACCAGGCCGACGACGAGCTGTGGGGGTGGTGGCAGGCCAACAACCTCGACGAGGAGTCGGGGATGGGTCACCTGGACGCGCTCGTGCACGGCAAGGCGTACACCTGTGTCGGGTACCCGGACAGCGCCGACGACGCACCCGTGATCACGGTCGAGTCGAGCCGGTACATGGCCGCCACCCTGGACCCGCGCACCCGGCGGGTCTCCGAGGCGGTCAGGTTGTGGGACGACTCCGAGGTGGGCATCCCGCAGCGCGCAACCCTGTACCTGCCGCACGCCAACGTCTACTGGCGGCGCGACCGGTACGAGGGGTGGATCGAGGACGACCGCGACGACCACAACCTGGGCGAGACGCTCGTCGGGCTGCTGGTGAACCGGCAGCGGCTGGCCAAGCGCACCGGCACGACCGAGATGCGCGACGTCATGGACCTGACGGACGCCGCGTGCCGGTCCATCACGAACCTGCAGGGCGCCCAGGAGCTGCTCGCTGTCCCGCAGCGGTTCGTCACCGGCGCCACCGAAGGGGACTTCGTCGACGAGAACGGCGACCCGATCCCCGCGTGGGAGGCATACCTCGGGCGTCTGCAGGCGCTCATGAACGAGAACGCCAAGGTGTTCCAACTCGACGGCGCGGACCTGCGCAACTTCACCGAGGTCCTGCGCATGTACGCGCAGCTCGGGTCCGGGCTGACCGGCTTGCCCGCGCACTACTGGGGGTTCACCTCGGACAACCCGGCGAGCGCGGACGCGATCAGGTCGAGCGAGTCCCGGCTGGTGAAGAAGTCCGAGCGCAAGCAACGCGGATTCGGCGGAGGCTGGGAACAGACGCAGCGGTTGGGCATGCTGGTCGCCGGGCGGGACCCGCGCGACGCGGCCCGGCTAGAGACCGTGTGGCGGGATCCGGCGACGCCGACCTACGCGGCGCGCGCGGACGCGTGAGCAAGTTGCACAGCACGGGTCTGTTGCCGCTCGAAGCGGCGTGGGAGGACCTGGGGTTCTCGGTGGAACGGCGGCGCCGACTGCGTGAGCTGTCCTCGGATGACCCGGCGGAACGGTACCTGGCGATGTTGCAGGACTTGGACAGCCGTGACTCGGTTCCTGGGGGGAGCGGGTCGGAGTGACCCCCGAGCAGTACCAGCGCAACCGTGTGTCGTTGCTGCTGGCGTTGCGTGCGTCCCTGCTCCCGGTCGTTCGGAACCTGCGACCCCGGCCGACAGAGTCGGAGTGGGATGTCTGGGTTCAGAATGTGTACTGGCTGGTGCATCCAGCCCGGCGCGAGCAGTGGCAGCTCGCTCAACCGTTCTATCAGACGGAGCGCCAGCGCGTCACAGGTGATCTGGGTCCGGTGGATTTCCCCCGGCGTGCCTACCCGCCTGCGGCACTGAATGCGGGCATGCGGAAACGAATCCGGGGGCGGTTGGATGCGCTCGGTGAGAACGATCCTGTTCCGCAAGCGGTGATCGAGGATGCTTTGGGGGTCGCGCTCCGGCACGCCTCGGCTGGCGGGCGTGAGGGGATGGTGGACGCGGCCCGCCATGACCCGAAGGCACTCGGTTACGCGCGGATCACGGTCGGTACGGAGAACTGCGCGTTCTGTCTGATGTTGGTCAGCCGCGGTCCGGTCTACCGGTCGGAGTCCGCGGCGCTGCTGCGGGACGGCACGTCGGAGCCGTACCACGACCGGTGTGACTGTATCGCCGTGCCGGTGTTCGACCGGGATGACTGGCCAGGCCGGGATGAGTACCTGGAGATGCAGCGGCTGTGGGACGAGCACGCCAACGGGAACCTGAAGAACTGGCGGCGGTTCATCGAGAGCCGACGTGACCGGGAGAACTCGCAGGCTCAGGAGCGCGCGGCCGCTGTTGGCGAGAACGCACAACAGGCCCCGGACGAGGACATACAACAGGACCTGTTCGACCCGTCCCGAGATGTGCCGACCGCTGACCTGCCGACCGAGGACCGCCCGCTCCTGGCTATCAACCCCGCCCCGAACCCAGCGGAGGAGGCACACCGACTCCAACTCCAAGCCAACGCTGATCGGATCCGGCGCGAACAGGAAGCCGCCCGGCAAGCCCGAATCCAGCAGCTCATAGGGTCGGGACTACCCCGACTTGGGAACCTCATCCCGGACGACTACGACGACGCCCTCAACCGTGAGTCCGATATCGAGCAGGCCCTCACGCAGATCATCGAGGGTCGGGACTACAACGGGTTCACGGTCACCGTGGACAGCACCGACATCAGCGAGGACGAGATCCAGTTCGGTGGGAGCGTCTACAGCTCGGACGGATCGTATGTTGGTTCAGTCGAGCGCACGTTCAGGCGGGAGCACGACGGCACCCTGTACGCCATCCACGACTACCTGAACCTCGACCGGTCCGCGCGCGGCCAGGGGTTCGCCGAGGCATGGAACGGATTTCTCCAGACTTGTTATGAGCATTCGGGGTTTGAGAGAATTGAGGTTCACGCGAACATCGACGTGGGTGGGTACACGTGGGCCCGGCAGGGGTTCACGTGGGCGAATGAGAGCGACGCGGTCAGGCTGGCGAACCTGCTTGAGCGGCAGCTCACCCGATCGGAGACTGAGCTGTCGTCGATGGCTCTGGATGACCCGGACCGTCTGGGTTTGCAAGCGGAGATTGACGCAGCCGAGGAGATCCTCCAGCGCATCAACGACGAGCCGTTTGGGAGCGACGACTACCCGACCGCGTATGAGATGTCCCAGTGCGGCCGTCGGCCTCACCACACCGGCCGGGATGCGTCCTGGATCGGTAAGCGCGCATGCTGGGCTCGGACTGGCAAGGGGTGAAGTGGCTATGACGAGAGAACGGCCGTGGCGTCGGGGCCGCCCCGTGCGCCCTTCACAGGCGCAGGTGGAGCGGCTCCGCGCGCTGTCGGGCGTGCATGCCGACTGGGTGAACCGGAACCTCGACGCGTCGGTGGAGTTCCAACCGGACGCCCCGGAGCGGCCCGAGGTGTCGGACTACAACCTCCACTACCTCGACGTGAACCCTCCGGCCGACGCCGAGCAGGAGTTCCACGAGCAGGCGCGCACCCTCTTCGGTTTGGACCCGGAGACCGGCCGCCGCGTCTGACCTGCCTCACCTGACCAGCCCCGTACCGGACCGGTGCGGGGCTTTCGCGTGCCCGCTGCCGTGCGGGCCCGATGACCACCCGCCACCCGGGCGGGACGCGCCACGGCCGCGCTCAAGGCCGGACACGCCAACGGCGGAAGGAAGACCACCATGAACGCCCTGCCCACCCACCCGACCACCGGGCTGCGCGCGCTCGGCTGGACCCGCCGCGGACCGATCTGGCCCGTGCTCGGCGGAGACGGCACCGGCGGTGCACCGCCTGCAGGCGAAGGCCAGGGCAGCGGGGACGGCGGCCAGAACAGCGGTGCAGGCCGCACGTTCGGCCAGGCCGACGTCGACCGGATCGTGGCCGATCGCCTGGCCCGCGAACGGGAGAAGTACAGCGACTACGCGGACCTGCGCAAGAAGGCCGCCGAGCTGGACAAGATCCAGGACGCCCAGCGCACCGAGGCCGAGAAGCTCCAGCAGCAGCTGGCGGAGGCCGCCACGCGGGCCGAGAAGGCCGAGCGGTCCCTGTGGGTCGCCGAAGCCGCACGCAAGCACCAGGTGCCTGACGACGCCATCGAGTTCCTGACCGGGACGACCGCCGAGGAGATCGAGGCCAAGGCCGTCAAGCTCGCCAAGCTCGGGGGCAACTCCGGTGGCGGAGAAGGCCGCGACACCAACGACGACGGCCAGGGCCAGGGCGCCCCGACCGGCGGAACCAACGGCGGGAACCAGCGGCGTCCCGACCCCTCCCAGGGACAGGGCAGCCGCGGCGAGGGCGGCGGCTCCGTCGCCACGGGCCGGGACCTGTACGCGCAGCGGAAGCACAAGAAGACCACGACTTAGGAGTCACCCATGGACCTCACTGTGAGGACCGAGGGGTTCGCGCAGGACGATCAGTCCTGGCTGGGCAGCGCCCACGGGACCAACATGGCCCGCTCGATCACCCTCGACACCTCCATGTTCACCGCCGGAACCCACTACCCGGACGGCTACTTCCCGTCCGGCCTGGCGCTCGGCCGCATCACCGCGTCGGGTCTGTACGGACCCTACGACGACGGCGCGATCGACGGCCGCGAGACCCTCTCCGGGTTCCTCTTCACCGCGACCCGCGCCCCGCACGACGGCACCGCGACGTGGTCGGTGCGCTGTTCGAGCACGGCCGCGTGATCGCCGACAACCTGCCCATCGCCGTGGACGCCGCCGGTCAGGCCGACGTCTCCGGCCGGATCATCTTCATGTAAGGGGGCTGAACGATGCTTCTGAGCAGTGACTACGCCACCCCCGCCGAACTGACCGGGTACGTGCGTGCCGCCCAGGCCGACTTGGACGCCAACCGGTTCACTCTGTCCCGCTGGCTGCCCAGCCGGATGGTGGATGACCTGGAGTACCGGTTCACGCGCGGCGGTGAGGGCCTCATCGAGGCCGCCACGTTCCGCGCCTACGACGCCGAGTCGCCGATCGGTGCCCGGCCCGGCGTGACCCGCGTGTCCGGTGAACTCCCGCCGATCTCCCGCAAGGTGCGCTTGGGCGAGTACGACCGGCTGCGCCAGCGACGCCTGACCGGTGAGATCCGGTCGGCGATCCTGACCGACGCCGAACGCATGGCTCGGTCGGTGGCGGCCCGCCTGGAGCTGGCCCGCGGCCAGGCCCTCGTCGAGGGTCAGGTCGTCATCGACGAGAACGGTGTGATGGCCACCGTCGACTACGGCCGGTCGGCCGGCCACACCGTCACCGCGGCCACCCCGTGGTCGGACACCGTGAACGCAACCCCGCTCGCGGACATGCTGGCCTGGCGCGACACCTACGTGGCCAGTAACGGCGAACGACCCGGCGTGGCAGTCATCTCCACCGTGGTGCTGGGCTACCTGCTGCGCAACGCGGAGATCCGGGAACTGGCCGCCACGCTGGTCGGCACTCCGTCGATCGTGTCCGAGACCGCGCTCGGGCAGGTGTTGTCCGCTCACGGGCTGCCGCCGTTCGAGGTGTACGACGCGCAGATCCGTGTGGGCGGGGCGGCACAGCGCATCATCCCCGTGGACCGGTTCCTGTACCTGCCCGAGCCGGGCGACCCGACCGACCCGGACAGCAGTGACCTGGGAGGGTCTCTGTGGGGCACCACGGCCGAGGCCCTGGAGCAGGGGTACGGGCTGGCCGGTGAGGAGCCCGGTGTGGTCGCTGGGGCCTACTCGACCGAGGACCCGGTCGCGGTATGGACGAAGGCGAGCGCGGTTGCGCTGCCGGTCCTGGCCAACCCGGATCTGTCGTTCACTGCGGACGTGGCGTAGGGAGGGGCGGTCGATGCGAACACTACGCAGCTACGTGCACGTCGCCGGAAGCGTCTACGCGCCCGGCGATGTGCCTCCGCCCGAGGTGGCCAAGCTGATCACCAACCCGAAGGCGTGGGAGGGCAGCCAGCCCCCGGCGGCTGCCGTTGAGCCCACCCCGGACATGGAGGACGACCAGGACGACGGAACCGGCGACGACGAGGCGCCGGAGCGTCCGGCGAAGAGCGCCACGGTCGAGGCCTGGCGCGAGTACATCCTCGCGGTCGCCGACATCGACGAGGCCGACGTCGCGGACATGACCAAGGCCCAGCTGCAGGACCTGGCCGACGAGATCGACGCCGACACCGGCGACGAGTAGCCCGGAGGGGGTGGCCCGGTGGCGATCGCGACCGTCACGGACGTGCAGGACCGGTTCAACCGGCCACTCACCCCGGAAGAGGAGACCCTCGCCGAAACCCTGCTGGACGACGCCGAGATCAAGATCCGCCGCCGTATCCCGAACCTGGCGGCTCGGGCCGCGGCCGATGCCGAGTTCGCCGAGACCGTCGTCATGGTCGAGGCCAACGCGGTCCTGCGCGTGTTGCGCAACCCCGAGGGGTACCGGCAGGAGACCGACGGCGACTACAGCTACTCGGTGTCGGCCGCGGTCGCGTCGGGGCGGCTGATGATCCTCGACGAGGAGTGGGCCGACCTCGGCCTGAACCGGGGTGCGTTCACCATCCGGCCGAAGATCGGCACCCCGCGCCGGGGCCCGATGCGGTGCCGCCGGGGGTGGTGGCCGTGAGCCTGCTCGACTGGGGACCCGAGGAGGTGGACGTCTACCCGCAGGTGGACGGCACCGACCCGGACGGAAACCCGGTCCGGGGCCCGTCGGACACCCCGACGAAGGTGTACGCGCGGGTCCAGCCGGTCACGTCCACGGACGTGATCGCGGCCGGGCAGCAGACCACCACCCGGTACCGGATGATCACCCGCGACGCGCCCGTGGGGGCGTGGGCGCGGGTGGTCTGGGACGGCCGGGACTGGGATGTGGAGGGCGAACCGTTGTGGCGCAACGGGTCGTCGCGCACCAGGCACGTGACGGCGATCCTGCGCGCACGGGGGGAGGCGTGAATGGCGACTCTGTACCGCTCCCTGGAGCGCACTGTGGCCCGCCTGCCCGGCATGGGCGACGCCGTCCACGAGCACGCCGAGCAGATCGGCGACACCGCCCGCGGGCTATTGGCCGCGCACCGCAGCACCGGCACAGCGCGGGTGACCGTGACCCGCGGCCGCGTCGACTCGTTCGTCAACCTCGAGGACCCCAACGCGCTGTCCCTGGAGTTCGGGCGGGCGGCTGGGGTGTCCGACTCCGGGCGTGCCTACGGCGCGATGGAGGGCCTGTACATCCTGCACCGGGCCGCCGGGTGGCGCTGATGGACCACCACTCCGACACCTGCCACCTGGACCCCGCGCACTACGCCTGCGCGATCGCCCGCGCGGCCCACGCCGAGGGGGCTCTCGACGAGGCCCGCCGGGTCGCGGCCGAGGCGCTCGCCCAGGTCCACCACCAGGTTGACGCTGAACAGACCCTGCGCCGGGTGTCCGCTCTGCGCGCCGAGTTCCAACGGGACCTGGAGCGCAAGGGCGGTGACTGGCACCCGCGGGCCCGCGCGATCGCCGAGCAGGTCATCACCCAGCTCGGGACCGCCCTCGGCGTTGGGGAGGCGTGATGGTGCGCATGCTGCCCCGGGTCAACCGGCTGCTCTTGGACCTGCTCCGGCCAGCGCTGGCACCGGTGCCGGTCTACTCCGAACAGCCGGACCTGTCGCGGGACCTGCCGGTGGTGATGGCGCGGAAGGTGCCCGGCGACGGAGCGCCGGATCCGCGGTTCCTCGATCGCTGCCTGGTCGACGTTCAGTGCTGGCACAGCAGCGACGCTGACACCGACGATCTCGCCGAGACTGCCCGGGTCGCCCTGGTGACCGCGTGGCGCACCCAGCAGATCATCGGCGGTCTGGCCTCGATCGCGGGCTACACCGAGATCTCCTCACCGGCTCGCATCCCGGACGAGACCACCCCCAAGGGCGTGGTCCGCTACCAGGCCACGTACCAGCTGGCGATCCGCCCCGCGTAGGGGGTCGCGTTCCGTGACACCCCTGCTGTTCTCTCGCCCCGCCTGGGGGCTCAGCGCCCGCACGGGCGCAGGTCCGCGCACCACTTCACCCTGTACACCCGTGCCCCTAGGAGGCATTCATGGCGCTCGACGACGACGCCCTACTCGTCCCCGCAGTGGGGACGTACTACTACCACCCCACGGTCGGCACCGAGGTGCCCGCCGATCCGGACAACCCCGAGACCGACGGATACGTCGACCTCGGCCACACTGCCCTGGAGGCCCCGTTCGGCATCAACACCGAGGGAGGCGAACAGGCCGTTCTCGGCACCTGGCGCAACCGTCAGGCGAGGTCGGTCAACAGTCCGCGCGTCGAGTCCTTCAACTTCGTCGTACAGCAGTGGACGGAGTACAACTACCGGCTCTACTTCGGGGCCAACGCCATCACCGACCCCAACGGCTACACCTACGCCCACAAGGACCCCGTCGAGACTGAGGGAACCCTGTGGGTGCGCATCGAGGACGGCGCTGAGCGGGTCGCCTTCCACGGCCCCAGGGTCAGCATCTTCCGCAACGAGGCTCTCGCGCTGGAGGCCGAGGCGCTCGGTGGTCTGTCCGTGCGCGCAACCGTGCTCGGACGCGCTGGCGACCAGCGCATGTACGGCCTCACGCCGAAGCAGTCCGCATCCCTAGCCGCGGTCGGCCTGGACGTCACTCCGGCCACCTCGTCGCTGGCCGTGTCCGGCACCGAGCAGCTGGCCGCAGAGGCCACCTACGACGACGCGTCCACCGCCGACGTCACCCTGTCCGCGATGTGGGGCACCTCCGACGAGCAGATCGCCACCGTGTCCTCCTCCGGGCTAGTCACCGCCGTGGCAACCGGATCGGCCACGGTCACCGCGGTCTACCAGGGCCACACCGACACCTGCGACGTCACGGTCACCTGACCGGCGTCCCCCAAGACCAGGCGGCGTCCGGAATGGTGCGGACCCCGGGCGCCGCCTGCCCACCATCCCGGGTCCGCACCACGTAGGAGGTCCGCACCCATGTCCACCATCGACGTATCCGACCTGCAGGACTCAGCGCCTGAACCGACCGTGGTCAAGCTCAAGGGCCGCACCATCACGCTCCGGCCGCTGCTGGAGGTCGGTGCCGAGCACGACGAGACCCTGGTCGAACTGATCGAGCAGCTCGGGAACCTCACCCCCGCCAGGAAGAGCGACGGTGAGGAGGGTGGTGGCCGCAACATGGAGGAGATCCGAGCCATGATGCCGCTGGCCAACAAGATCCTGTTCATGGCCGCGCCCACCAATGCCGACGGCGACCGGCTGCTCAAGCTGCCGCTCAGCGCCCGATTCAGGATCCTCATGAGCTACGTGGAGGACCAGCAGTTGGGGGAAGCCTTTCCCTCCGGAAGCTGATCGCCGGCCACGGCGCGGCCCTGTTCGCGGACTTCCTGCGCTACTACCGCCTCGACCTGGCGGGCGTGGTGCAAGGCCGGTCCCCGTACCGGCCGCGCCTGCTCCTGGCCTTGATCGAGCAGCTCCCGGAGGACTCCGCGTTTGTCACCTCGGTCCGCGGCCGTGACTGGCGCGGCTGGACCCGGCAAGCCGCCATCTTGGCTGACCTGTACGACGCGGTCATGTCGCACGCGGCCATCGCCGCCGCCGACTACTCCCAGGCCCGGAAGGTCAAGCCGATCGGCAAGCCCTACCCGCGCCCCACCACGCGACAGCGCGCCCAGCGAGTCGCCGACGTGCGCCGCGCCCTGGGCGGCGTGGCCCGCCCGGACCTGGTCGCCCCACCCCCGCACGCCATCCCCAGCGGGTAGACCGCGACGACTGGTCCGGGAGGTGTGATGCCTCCCAACCGTGACGTCGGCCGAGTGTCGGTGCGGGTCATGCCGAACCTGTCCCGGTTCCGCACCGAACTCAGGGGTGCGCTGGAGGAGCTGGAGCGGCGTCTCGTCATCACCTTGCCCACCCAGATCGACCTGGAGCAGGCCCGCCGCATGGCGGGCGACGCACGCCGGGTCATCCAGGGCGAGTTGAACGACGTCCGCACCATCGTCAACGTCACCGCGGACGGCGCGGACATCCGCACCGCCAATCGGCAACTCGACGCGGCCGCCCGTGACCGCACTGCCCAGATCGAGGCCGACGTCGACCAGGCGTCGCTGTCGCGTGCCCGCCAGTCCCTAGACCGGCTGGGCAGCGCCCTCGGCGGGCTGGGCCGGGCCGGTGGTCGCGCGATCGGGTTGGCCGGTGCCGCTGGCGCCCTGTCGACCCTCGCAGCCGGGGCGGCCGCGTCGGTCGTGCCCGTGCTGCAGCTCGGCGCGGCGCTGGCACCGGTCACCGGTGTGCTGGCCACTGTACCGGCCTTCGCGGCTGGTGCCGGTGCGGCCATGGGCACGTTGGCCATCGCGTTCTCGGGTGTCGGTGACGCCTTGGGCGCGGCGCTGTCCGGTGACGTCGAGGTTCTGAACGAGGCCCTGGAGGGCCTGGCACCCTCGGCTGCTTCGGTGGTGCGCGAGGTCTCAGCGATGCGCCCCCAGCTGCAGGGGTTGCGCGAGTCGCTGCAGGGCGCGTTCTTCGCCCCCTTGGTCGGCGGCGTCACCGAATTGGGTGAGCGGCTCCTGCCCACCCTGTCAGAAGGTCTGACCGGGGTTGGCGCGGAGCTCGGCGCGATCGCCGCTGAGCTCGTCGACTTCGCCGGGCAGTCCGAGACCGTGGCCGCGCTCAGCGGCCTGTTCGACTCTGTGGGCACCGCGATCCGCGACGCCGGCGGTGCCCTGCCCGACTTCCTGGCGGGCCTGCGGGAGATCGGTGTGGCTGGCCTGCCCTACCTGGAGTCCGCCGGGCCCGCGCTGGCCATCCTCGGTGACCGGTTCCGGGAGTGGGCGACCGCCGCGGCTGAGTCGGGGCAGGTCACGGCGTGGATCGAGGGCGCCCTCGACACCCTGTCGCAGCTGGGCGACCTCGCCGGGAACGTCGGCGGGATCATCTCCAGCATCTTCCAGGGCGCTGGGGATGGTGGGCTACTCGACTTCCTCGTCGAGGCGACCGGCCGGTTCAACGACTTCCTCAACTCCGCTGAGGGGTCCGCTGCCCTGGAGGGCATCTTCGCCGGGCTCGGCGACATCGGCGAGGCTCTCGGCCCGGTCATCGAAGCCATCCTGTCCGGTCTGGGCGAACTGGCCCCCGTCGTCGGCCGCATCGCCACCGCGTTCGGGCCGGTGCTGACGTCCGCGATCGAGGGCCTGGTGCCCGCCCTGGTGGCGCTGGAGCCCGGCCTCACCGCCATCATCGACGGCCTCGGGCAGGGCATCGACGCCTTGGTCGAGTCCGGGGCGTTGGAGATGCTCGCGACCGCCCTGTCGGACATCCTCGTGGCGCTGTCGCCGCTGCTGCCGGTGCTGGGGCAGCTGGCCGCGGTCCTGGTGGGTGCGCTCGCCGAGGCGCTGATCGCGCTCTCGCCGGGGTTGGCCGAGCTCGCGACGACGCTGGCCGAGACTCTGTCACCGATCCTGCCGGAGCTCGCGGCCAGCTTCAGCGAGTTGGTGGTGGCGCTGGCGCCCCTCATCCCGCCGTTGGTCGAGGCGCTTCTGCCAGTGCTGGAGCTCCTCCCGCCCATCGTCGAGAACCTGGCCAGTCAGATGAGCACCTGGGCGTCGACGATCGAGGACCTGACCCCGATCATCATCGGCCTCCTGGGGTGGCTGGAGACGCTGATCGGGTGGATCGTCGACCTCGCGGCCTGGTGGATCAACCTCGGCACGACCTTCTCCGAGTGGTCCGGGCGGATGTCCCAGCGACTCCGCGACGCCCTGCGCGAGATGATCGACCGGCTGACCAACCTGCGCGACAGCGGGTCCGAACTGCTGGCCGACCTGCGCGACCGGGCGGTCTCGGCGTTCACGGATCTGCGTGACCGGTCCCTGTCCTTGGCGAGGAACCTGCGCGACGGCATCGTCGACTTCGTCACCGGTGCCCACGACCGCGCGGTGGCGATCGCCCAGGCGCTGGCCAGCGGCATCACTGGGCAGATCAAGCGGGCGGTGGACGAGGTCCGGCGTCTGCCCCAGCGCATCCGGAACTTCTTCGCGGGGGCTGGCAGCTGGCTGACCAGCGCCGGGCGCAACGTCATCAACGGGTTGATCGACGGTATCCGCCGCGCGGTCGGCCGCCTGTGGGACGAGATGGGCGACATCGCCCAGGGCGTGCGCGACTACTGGCCGTTTTCCCCGGCGCGGCGTGGCCCGCTGCGTACCCACCCGATGGACCGGGCCGGGCGGAACATCGCGGACATGCTCGCTGAGGGCATCGCCTCGGGTGAACGGGTCGTGGCCCGCGCGACCGAGGGGCTCGCCGGGGCTGTCGCCCGCCCGTCGGCCGCCGCGGTGGCCCGGTTGAGCCGCCGCCCGGACGACGAACGGCGTGTCCAACCGGTGGTGCAGGTGACGAACCACTACCCACAAGCGGAACCGACCTCGGTGTCGACGAACCGGACGTGCAGTACGCGGCCGCGCTGGGGGTGGTGTGAGGTGTCCGAGTACCCGCACTACTCCGTGGACGGGGTACCGCTCAACGACGGGATCGGGAGGTGGTTCCTCGACGGTGACGCCTTCCAGGTGCCGCCCCTGCCCGGGGCGCGTGGTGTCCAGGTGACCGTGCCCGGTGTGCACGGGACGCTCCCGATCGCCGGGCTCGACCTTGAGTCGGTCGTCCTGGGCGGGCAACTGGTCGTCACCGACGCCACGGCGGGCGGCACAGCGGGAGGTGCGCGCCAGCTCCAGGACAACTTAGCCGCGGTGTACATGCTGCTGGGCAACCGGGGGCGGGTCCTGGACCTGCGGTACCACCTGGACGAGGCCACCGTCCGCCAGGCCGACGCGCTCATGGTCGCCGCAGCCGTCCCGGAGCTGGTGTCCACCACGACCGCCCGCCTTCCCCTGGCCCTGGAGGTGCCCGGGGCGCTGTGGCGTGACGTGCACACCACCACGTGGGGGCCCACCCCCGTGCCCGCTCTCACCGTGGCCACCGAGGTCGACACGCTTACCGGATCGACCGGGCCCGTGACGGACGCCCTGATCCGCGTCACAGGGACCGTGGACCAGCCGTCCGTGACCGACGTGGGCACCGGCGGCACCCTCACCTACGGCGGATCCCTGACCGGCTCCGAGCGGATGCTCGTCGACTGCGCGAGGATGCGCGCGGCCGTGGTGACCACCGACACGTGGGACCTGGAGACGGGCACCGACGTACCGGGGACGTGTCGGCCACCGGGCCGCGGTCCGCATCGCGGTGGCTGCACCTGGCCCTCAGATCATCGGCGCCGACCCCGCGACCCGGCGGTCCGCGTCACCGCCACCGCCGCGTCCAACTCTGGCGCGACCCTCGAAATCCGTGGACGGAGGGCCTACCTGTGATCGACGTGCGCCTGGTCGCCTACGCCCCCAACGGCAACCGGTTGGGGCCGCTGCCGCACCCGCTGTCGCTCAACCTCGGGCAGCCGCTCGACGACCTGCCCAGCCTGACCGTGTCGTACTCCACGCACTCCACCGGAGCCGAGCTGCTCGCCGCCCCGGTCGAGGTCGCCGCCGAACTCTACGCCCCAGACACCGGAGTGTGGACCGAGCACCCTGACTCGCGGTTCCTGCGCCTGGCCCGGTCCGGTGATGCCACCGACCCGACCGGCGCCCGCTCCTACACCATGCCCGGGTACGGGTGGCAGGGCCGCAAGATCCGCCTCTACCCGCCCGCCGACCCCGACGACCTGGTCGACGGCAAGCGCGGCTTCCTCAGCGCGACCGCGGGGACGATCCTGGCGACGTTCCTGCAGGAGTGGCACGCCCGCAGCGGGGCGACGGAGTTCGCCTACGACTTCACCACCGCCACCGACAGCGCCGGGGCGACGTGGGACAAGGTCCTCACGATCTACTACGCCCCGGGTATCGACCTGCTGACCGTGCTGGGCAACCTCGCCGACCAGGGTGTGTGCGACTGGCGATTCAACGGCCGCACCCTGCAGGTGTTCAACGCCGACACCACCCTGGGCCGGAACCTGGCCACCGGCCCGGACTCGGTCGACCTGCTCGTAGGCCGCGACATCACCGACGCCCCCGACACCGCGTCGCTGGAAGACCTGGTCACCGACGTCTACCTCCAGGGCGAGGGCGGATTTGCGCTGCAGGCGCACAACGCCGCCGCCGTCTCCCCATGGGGGCGGTGGGAGGACTACATCACCCAGGGCGGCGTCCGCGACTCCGGCACCGCCACCATCCTCGCCAGCGCCGCACTGGCCAGCGGCTCCGCCGAACGCGTGCAGATCACCCGTGGTCTGACCTTCGGCCGCGCCGAGCATCTGCCCTGGCGCGACTACCGGCCAGGCGACCACGTCCGCGCGGCCGCCGACGACGGCACCCCACAGTCCCTACGCGTCCGTCAGGTCACCCTGTCGCGGGACGGCGACGGACAGGTCAGCGGCAACGTTGTCCTCAACGACCGGTTCGTCGAGGGCGAGATCCGGAGGGCCCGCCGCACCCAGAGCATCGTCAACGGGGCGACCGCCTCCGGCGGATCCGGCGCGCAGCCCGCACCCGAGGGGCCCGACACGCGGCGGCCCGCCGCACCGGCCGGGCTGATCGTGGACACAGTCGACTACCTGGACAGCGACGGCGCGGCCCGCGGGCAGATCACCGCCACGTGGGGGTTGGTCGACACGGCCACGGACGGCACCGCCATGGAGATCGGCGCCTACGAGCTCTACCACCGCCCCAACGTGGTCGACGCGCCCTGGTACAAGGCGACCGAGACCGTCGACCCGGACAACACCGCCTGGTACAGCGGGTACAACGTCGGGGAGGAGTGGGCGTTCAAGGTCCGCGCCATCGGCCAACACAACAGCTTGCCGGGCCCGTTCTCCGACCAGTACGCGGTCACGATCGCGGCCGACACCGACCCGCCGCCGGTGCCCTCGGCGCCGGTGCTGTCCACCCGGCTCGGCGTCATCCACGTGAACTGGGACGGCCTCGGATCAGCTGGCGAACCGATGCCCGCCGACTACCAGCACACCATCGTGCAGATGCGCGACGCCGACCCGTGGGTGCACACCTTCGACTACACGGGCCCACCGCAGTACCCCTTCACGGTCTCCGAGGGCACCTGGAACGGCACCGCCGAAGGGATGCCTTTCGCCGGGTACGGCAACTTCCTGCTCTACGACTTCGGAACGGTCGACCAGGTCGTCGAGCTGGACGTGTACCGGCCCCCCGGCGGCGCCGAACTGAACCTGTTCATCGCACCCCGCGTCGACGGCGTGATCCCGTCCTCGGGGTACTTCTCGCCCTACATCGCGATCGGCTCGGACCTGCCCGCGGGACAGTCCACCACCTACCGGGTGGAGGTGATCGGGCAGCGGGCCCGAGTCATCGAGGGCGGGCAGGTCATCTATGACCAGTCCTTCGCGTTCGGGAACGCCTACGGCACGCAGATGGCCCTGGACGGCGACAGCGGCACACTGCTGTCCGCCTGGAGGATCCCCGCGGATGTGGACTGGCACGAGATCGACGTGATGGAGGGCGGCCCGGCAACCGTCGTCATCCCCGGTCAGCCCTACGGGGCCGAGCGGTGGGTGCGGCTGATCGCCGTCGACCGGTCCGGCAACACCTCGGCCGCGTCCGCGGTTGCCTCCGCTGCCACGGAGCCGCTGGTGGACACCGACGTGCACCCGGAGGTGATCGCCGCCGGGCACATCCGTGCCAACGCCGTGACCGCCGACAAGATCGAGGCCGGGGCGATCGAGGCCGGGCACATCGCCGCCAACGCCATCGAGGCCGACAAGATCGCCGCCGGAGCGATCGACGGCAAGACCATCACCGGTGCCACCGTCCGCTCCGCGCGTCCGGCCAGCGGTGGATCGGCGACACCAGCGGCATCCGGCTCATCAACGTATTCGGTCAGACCGTAGCGGACCTGTCCAGCAGCACCGGGACCGTCACCGCGGCGGGAACCTTCCGGTCCGGGCTGGGCACGTCCCGAGCGGTGCTGTCGGAGGGCGTCTACTCCGGCCGCCCCGGCACCCAGTACCGGACGTCGCTGTCTGACCAGCTGCACCCGTGCGTGTTCGGAGAGGGGGTCTCCGGCGGCGGTTCCTACGGGCTAGGCGCGCTCGTGGCGCTGTCCGGAGAGCAGACCATCAACAGCTCGGGTCGGGCTACGCTCGCGCTCCGCCGAGGCGGTGACTTCGAGCTGCAGCGGGAATTCGCCGGTGAAGCACGCGGGATCGTGGGGTCGGGCGTCACTCTGTCCCTGTTCGGCCGATTCCCTTCTGGGAACTCCGCCGGCGACCTCGTCAGGGTCGGACGGATCCTCGGGGTCTCCTCCGGCGGCTCCCTCACCTGGGGTACCCCGGGGGCCAGCACGCTGTACCCCGTGCTCAGCGCGTTCGCCGCCGGGTCCCGGTCGCTGGCATGCACGGGGGTGTCGTCCTCGTCCTTCAACTGGACCGCGTCCGCCGACGTCAGCCAGCTGTGGTTCGTCGCGTTCCGAGGGGGGTCGTCGTGATGGCCGACATCGTGATCACCAGCATCGAGCGGTCCGAGCTGGAGCCGGGGTATCCGGTGTACCGGATCACCTACCCGCACCCCGACACCGGTGAGGACCACCTGCACATCGTGCCCCTGGAGGCGCTCGCGACCCGCGGTGAGCTGTTCGGGCTCGCCGACCGCGAGGAGGTACTCGACCTGATCATCCGCGAGGCGCACGCCCCGGGCGACGAGGTTACCGCCGTCTACACCCAAGCGATCACCGCGCGGGGTGAGGCGGCCCTGCAGGTCGCTCGGCAGGCCGCTCCGGTCAGGGCGTCACTGCCCGAGTCGGTGGCGCTCAACCACGCCGTCCAGGCCCTGGACGCGCCACCCTCCTCGGCCGACGAGCTGCGCCAGGCGAGTGCTCGACATCGGGTGCGGCGTGACCGGGGCGCATGGTCGCGCGTCACCCAGGCACTCGCCGAGGACGCCGAGCGGATCGACTGGTGGGCAGCGGCGTACACGGCTGACGCGCTCGCGCCGGTCCGGCAGGTTCTGGCCCAGGGCGACGAATCGGATACTCCTCATCGATCCCGGCTGGTGCGGTAATGGCCGAGCCCGACAGGGAAACCAGGGACCTGCTCATCGAGATCAAGACCATGCTCGGCGTCGTCGTCTCCCGCGGCGAGGACCACGAGATCCGGCTGCGCGAGGTCGAGCAGGCCGCCGTCACCAAGGAGGACCTGGCCGAGGAGCGCGCCGCCTCGGACGCCCGCCAGAAGCGTGCCCTGAGCTGGGCGACCACCATCATCGGCATCTTGGCCTGGTGGTGCCCACCGCGCTCGGGCTCCTCATCGACCTGTTCCTGCGCTGAACCCATCCACCACCCCGCCCCGGCCTAACACCGACTGTCAGCTGGGGCAGTGCCACTCAGGCGGCGACCAGTGTGAACTCACAGAACTCCCGGAAGTTGGGCATCACCGTGGTGTAACCGGCGAGCCACCTCTTGCCGGAGCAAGGGACGGTCAGCCAGACCTCGTTATCACGCCCCAGGGCCAATCCGTGCTCGCCCTTGGCGACCGTCCAGGCAGTGGCGGGGTCCCACTTGTTGAGGCAGACACCGGTCGCGTCATCTGCCAGTACTTGTAGTCGTCCCAGTGGTACTCGGTGGCCTCGATGACGTACCGACCGCCCTCGTACTCGTGGAAGATGACCGTCTCCCAGGGGTCGTTGGTCTGGTTGGAGATCCGGAGCCAGTCCCAGTTCTTGTCGACCTCGGTTCCCACACCACGGGTGCGGTGGAGCAGGTGGTAGCGCTTGCCGGGGACGATGCCGTGCTGAGCCATGGAAGCCCTCCATTCAGACGAACAGTGACAATGACGTTACTGGTTGCAGTTGTTCTGGGTTGGGCGTTCACAAGATCTCAGTGATTCCTTTGCCGGCCGCCTCGTTCGGCCGCCACATCCATCCAGCCCCGCCCCGGCCCACTGCCGGGGCTTCCTTATGCCCACCAGGAGGCGCCCGATGATCGACTACCCGCGGACCTACTTCGGCTGGTCCGCGTCCTCCCCCGCCGACTACGCCGACCCGGAGGCCGGGCTCGTCGTCCACTACAACGGGGCCCCGACCGGGCTCGACGACCACGGCGACTGCGTCTCCTACTGGAAGAACACCCGCGACGACCACGTCAACAACCGCGGATGGGCCGACATCGGGTACAGCTTCGGCGTCTCGACCGAGGGCCACGTCTTCGAGGGCCGGGGGCTGCACCGCTACCAGGCCGCCCAGGGCACCAGCTCGGGCAACGCGAACTACTACAGCGTGTCCTGA